TAGTCTTAATGCAAAGAGGATCTGACTTAGTTAACCCAGCTGATAAAGTTGGATACTTAGAATATTCATCAGCATTTGGTCTTAGAGGACCAGGATATCAAGTTGCAGAACTTACTGGTGGTGGAGTTACAATTGCTAATAAAACATCTAATATTTTAACAAGTGGTGTAGGTGAATTTTTTATAGCATCTCCTGGAACTGATCAAGCATATATTGCTGTAAGTATTGATAATGGTGGTTCTAATATACCTGGAGGTGCATTTCCACAAATTGGAGGAACAGTTAAAATAACAGTAGCACAACAAATAGCATAATAACAATAGTTTTTAACAATAAGTTTTAATACGTATAATATGACAAAATTAACAGAAGAAGAAATTAAAAAGGTTAGTGATTTAAAAATCAAATTTAACCAAATAGTAGAAACAACAGGAGCTATAGAGGTGCAAATAATGCAACTTCAAGCTCAAAAAGAAGAATTAAAAGTGAGTTTAGTTGATTTAAGAAAAAAAGAACTCGTAGTAGCTAAAGAATTAGAAGAGAAATATGGTAAAGGAACAATTTCTTTAGATACTGGTGAATTTTCCCCTAACAATTAAATTTTTGACAAAAGCTCATATATTTATTATCAAAATATAACAATTAAATAACATGGCAGAAACATTAATTTCCCCAGGAGTATTAGCAAGAGAAAATGATCAATCTCAAATAACTTCTCAACCAATACAAGCTGGTGCAGCGATAATTGGACCTACAGTAAAAGGTCAAGTAAATATTCCAAAGCTTATTACTACTTATAGTGAGTATCAAGCTAATTTTGGTACTACCTTTGAAAGTGGTTCAGCAAATGATACTAGTGAATATACATTCCTAACATCTATTTCAGCTTACAACTATTTCCAAAATGGAGGTACTTCTTTAATTGTTACTAGAGTAGCTTCTGGTTCATTTACAGCAGCAACTTCATCAACAATATTTAATGATCAAGAAAGTGGTGATATACCAAATGGAACAAACGTATTCGGTCAATACAATGACAACACAGGTGATAACGGATTAGCAGGACAGTATGATAACATAACTACTACAGGTGGTTCAGGATCAGGATTAAAAGTTAATGTTACTATGGCATCTGCAAGTGGTCAATTTAGCCAAAGTGCAGTTCCAGGAGCCTCAGCTCCAACAAATGCAGTTGCAGCTAATTACTTAGTTTCTCAATCAGCAACTTCAGGTGATGGATCAGGTGCAACATTTGCTGTTACAGCTTCAGATGCTACAACAATTACAGTAAAAGTAGTAGCAACAGGTTCAGGATACGCAACTAGTGATACATTAACAGTAACTTCACAATCCGTAATGGGTGCTGGTACTGGTGGTGGTGGTTCAGATTTAACATTTACAATTGCAGCAGGTGATTTACACGTAGCTCCTACAGCTATTGTAACTTCAGGTTCAGTAGCAGGATATGCAGTAGGTGATGTAATTTCAGTAGCAGCAACTGCAGCTATTGGTACTCCGGAATCAGCTTTAACATTTACATTAGTAGATGCTAACATAACAGATGCAAATGCTTTCACATTAGAATCAATAGGTCAAGGTACTATTATGAATAGTGCAGGAGCTGAAAATTCTCAAGGTGCTTTAACAAATGGAACTAGAGATAATTTAAGATGGGAAATTTCATCACCAAATACTTCATCTGGTACATTTAGTGTAATAGTAAGACAAGGTAATGATACAACAAGAGCAAAATCAGTTCTTGAAAGTTTTAACAATGTATCATTAGATCCAACTTCACCGAATTATATTTCAAGAATAATTGGTGATCAAACACAAGTGTTAAGAGGAGCAGGAACAGCTGATCCATATTTACAAACAACAGGATCTTATCCAAACGCTTCAAGATATTTAAGAGTAAAAGAAGTACATTACAAAACTCCAAATTATTTTGATAATTCAGGAACTGCAAAATCACAATTTACAGCTTCTATACCAGTAGCAGCTTCAGGTGCATTTGGAGATGCTCAAGGATCAATATTAACTGGAAAAGGATTATATTATGATAAAATTAATGCTACTGATTCTCAAGGATTATTAGGTGGAAATTACACAGATGCAATTAATTTATTAGCTAATAAAGATGATTACAAATATAACATCATATCAGCTCCAGGATTAGTTCAATCTGCATTCTCTACACCTTTAAATTCATTAGTTTCAAATACTGAAAATAGAGGAGATAATATTGTAATATTAGATCTTGAATTATATGATTCATCTATAACAGCAACTATTGGAACAGCAGCAGGAAAAGACACATCATACGCAGCGTCATATTGGCCATGGTGTATGGTAACAGATCCAGATTCAGCACAAAGAGTTTGGGTACCAGCAGGAACACTAATTCCAGGAGTTTATGCAGCTAATGATAGAACAGCAGAAGCATGGTTCGCACCAGCAGGTATAAACAGAGGTGGATTAGGTCAAGTAGTTCAAGCAGAAAGAAAATTAACTCAAGCAAACAGAGATACTCTATATGTAGGTAAAGTAAATCCAATAGCAACATTCCCAGGAAGAGGAGTTGTAGTATTTGGACAGAAAACTCTACAAACTCAAGCATCAGCTTTAGATAGAGTAAATGTTAGAAGATTGTTAATTGCACTTAAAAATTATATTTCACAAATATCTGATAACTTAGTATTTGAACAAAATACAGCAGCTACAAGAAATGTATTTTTAGGACAAGTTAATCCATATCTAGAGTCAGTACAACAAAGACAAGGTTTATACGCGTTTAAAGTTGTTATGAATGATTCAAATAATGGACCTGAGGTAATTGATAGAAACGAATTAAGAGGTGCTATATACATACAACCTACTAAAACGGCAGAATTCATTTACCTAGATTTCAACATTCTTCCAACAGGAGCTGAATTCCCTGCATAAGAATTAGAAAACATAATATTTATAACTGAATAAAAAAATTAAATAAAAACACAAAATGGCAGTATTAGACCCAAACGAAATATTTTTCACAGCTTTTGAGCCCAAAGTAGCAAATAGGTTTGTAATGTACGTCGACGGTATTCCAACATATATCATTAAAGGTATAAGTGGATTAGGATTTGCACAGGACGAAATAGTATTAAATCATATCAACACTTATAGAAAAGTAAAAGGTAAATTGAGATGGAATGACATCACAATGCAATTATTTGATCCAATTACTCCTTCAGGTGCTCAGGCAGTAATGGAATGGGTTAGATTACATTATGAATCAGTAACAGGTAGAGCTGGTTACTCTGATTTCTATAAGAAAGATTTAACAATTGATGTATTAGGACCAGTAGGTGATGTAGTATCAGAATGGATTATTAAAGGTGCATTCATTAAAGATTCATCATTTGCAGATATGAATTGGGACACTGATGGTGAAGCTCAAAACATCGATATAACAATCGGAATGGATTACTGCGTATTGAATTTCTAAAAAAATTCAACATATTTTTAAAAATAGCTTGGCTTCGGTCAAGCTTTTTTTTATATTAATATGTATAAACGTACAACTAAGTTATAACTAAATAAAATTTATATGGAAGAATTAAAATTCCCTACAGAAATGGTAGATTTACCATCAAATGGTTTGGTATATCCAACAACCAACCCCTTATCTTCAGGAAAAGTTGAAATGAAGTACATGACAGCTAAAGAAGAAGATATTTTAACAAATCAAAATTATATTAAAGACGGAACTGTTATCGACAGATTATTAAAATCATTAATAGTAGATAAAAAAGTAAACTATGATGATTTAGTAGTAGGTGATAAAAATGCTATTATGTTAGCAGCTAGAGTTTTAGGATATGGAGCTGAATATACTTTTAAATACAATAATGAAGAGCATACAGTAGATCTTTCTACAATTGAAGCACGTCCAATGGATGAAAAACAATTGCTTAAAAAGGGGGAAAATAGGTTTGAATTTAAATTACCATCATCTGGTATAACAATACAATTTAAATTATTACAAGGTAGAGATGATAGAAAAATTCAAGCAGAAATAAAAGGATTGCAAAAATTAAATAAAAAAGCAAATCCTGAATTGTCTACACGTTTAAAACATATAATTTTATCTGTTAATGGA